TTCATTCATGTTGTCTCTAAGCATTTGGTTAAGCTGGCTTGCTGGTAGCATTCCGTTAACAAACGTGATTGGTGCGTTCCACGCCATATAAACCCCTTAGAACGGATAGATAGACAGTCGTCTGTTACTATACGTAGCAGTTGAACTAGTGTTGATACTTCCGTATCCCATGTCTACTCGCAATAGGCCCGGCTCACCTGTGTACAGCATGACGCCACCTAGACGCGCGCCAGAACGTCTAGCCGATGCAGCAGCCTTTGTAGTTACAGATACATTTGTGTTTACGGAGCTAGAGGGGTTAGCTGCTTCGCGAGTGTCACCATCAAACACAGGACCGAACAACGCTGCGCCACCAGTAGTAGAGGTTACGTTAGCGTCATAGAATACGAGACACTTACCTCCATGCTCTACTGTAAGTGTAGGCCCGTATAGTACGTCATCCTCATCCTGAATAACGGCGTATTCCTTATTTGTTACTGTAATAGTGGAATTGAGCACGGTGCGTGCCCACTGACGTTCCCCAATTTGGTTAACACCAAAGGTTGTCAGCAGACGCGCACCCGTTGTAGCCTTGCCCGGACCTGTCTCTAGCATGTTGTCTCGCAGGAATACGTTAAGCTGAGCCGCTGTTAGCGGGTCACCATCAACGAATGTAATAGGGACTGTCCAGACCATAGGGACTCCTTAAGACGAATGCTCAATAACATCTGTACACCAACCGTGATACTGACGTGTCAGTGTTGTGGTGGTGTTCTCTTGGTTTTCGATTCCGACTCTTAGATAGTCTAGTGCGTCTTCAACTAGGTCTTTAATCTGCTCAGTATCTTCAATGCCGATACCAGTCATAATCGACACCTTAACAGCAGCATTTACATTACTTGCTGATAGTCGGTATTCAAGTTCATATGGTGCGTAGCCATCTGTTGGAATTGCCATTAGTTCTCCTTATGGTCTATAAATAGCTTCCCATGTTACTTCAATTCCTGACCATGACACAGTTGCCGTAGTAGGCGCGAATACGAGCAATGTAAACCCTGTTGTAGTTGTGCTGATTGCTCTGCTACCCCAGCGTGCCGCGTCACCAGCGCCCGTATGAATATTAGTCATTACCGTAGGAATGCCGGGGAATGTGTAACCAAAGCTAACAGATGAAGTATTCGAGTTAGCATTAGAAAACGACACAGAAGTCGCTCCGCGTCTAGTCCAGTTAGTCAGGTTCGTGATATTCGTATTACCAGTACTAATGTTACTAGCGTTAGTATCTGTCTGTGTCTTCAGATAATTCAAGTTGTCTCTAACATGCGTGTTGAATTGCGCAGCGGTAAAGACATCACCTGGAATAGCTGTCATAGGAGCTGTCCAAACCATTAAACCACCTCTTCGGCCTCATGCCATTCACGTTCCTGAACAAGGTCTGTCACTGACTGATCCATAGGGATTGATGCCTTGATAGCCACAGGGTGACCTTCCGGGTACCAGTTACGGTTAGCTCGATTTGGTCGCTTGTTCAGCTCGGTAATAATGTCAGAGAGGTTGCTAGGAATGGACAGAGGGAACGCAGTACCACAGCCCGCGTCCCCTTCACACTCCAAAGAGGTTGCGCCCATTGGAACCATGAATGCGTTTCCGCAGCCGCTTGGACAATCAACGATTACACGCCCAAAGTTCACATACACTAGACCATTACTCATTGCAACCCCTTAGTAAGTTAGTACGTCAGGCCCACCAATTTCGGATGAACCTAGAATAAACACGGTATCCGGAGTCATAGATGCTGCTCCGAATGTTCCCTCATCAAATCCTACATCAGGATCATCGAACACAAAGGCACCTTCTGCGCCCATAAATTCCCCGTCAACCTGCTCTAGCTCTAGAGTAACAACATGCTCCTCGCCAAGCTGTCCGGCCTCATGTTCAATACTTTCGATAGTGAACGTGTTGTTCAGGAACCACTGACCAACCTGGATAGACACGGGGGCGCTCAAGTCGAGGCTGAGTAGCGCGGCTGTGTATTCAGGGGACAGGTTCTTAATCACGGCTGTGACAGTTGGACGTGTAAATGCACGCTTGTTCAGGATCAGGTTAGCCACTGCAATAGCGTCTGGCTCTGTGGCTGCGTGCATGTCCAGGTTGATACCGCGAACAGAGCCGTACTCAGAGATAGACAATTCGTGCTCTACTGTTGACGTATTCTCGATATTGCGAATAGCGCGGGCGCGCATACTCATATCTGACACTGTAGTGGTTGAGAATACGTCTGTACCGTCAACTAGCGTAATGCTCACAGCGGTACCACTTGTGTTATTGACAGTAATACTGTCAACGTCACCAGACAACTTAACATAGTCATAGTCTTCGGGGAAGATACCTGAGCTAACGTCAGTCTCATCTGGACCTGAATTGTCGATTCTCTGAAGCGTTCCTTCAATAGGTACCTGTGCGTCGTAGAATCCATTATCCACAATTCCAGTGAATGTATATGGTTCATCCGTTGCTAGGTTTCCCCAAGTAACGTTACCGGGCTGATCCCACACTGTGCTGTAGTCAGCATCGATTGTGCGGTTATCCACGGTGTAGTCAACACGGTTGATAATGTCTGTCCAGCCGTAGTTAAGAGAAGATGACTCGTGAATCTTCATAGCGCCTGGCGTCTCGCAGCCTGCCAACGTAATAACCGGTGTGGTTGGGTAGCTGGTGCGCTGTCTATGCAAGCGATCCATAAAGATGATCTGACCATAGGCACCAACCGTGTACATGGCTGGTGGCCCCTCTGCTTCGATCAGTTCACGGATACCAGTCAGTGCAGTACCAGTAAACGAGTACCAGCGCATTGTAGTTGCACCAGAATCGGTCCATGGATCGAACAGCGTTAGTGTTGTCCATCCAAGATCGCGATCAATGACAGGATAAACCTGTGCAGCCTCAATGATAGCTTGCATAGCTGCACCAGTTCGGATAGACGCATATACGTCAGTAGAAATCTCCACAGAGGCTAGACGACTAAGAATATCCTGGCATGGAATGTAGACAGACTGAGCGTTCAGGCTTGCGTCTAGGATATGATCCTGTGTGAATCCTGTGTATAGAATGTACGTGGTTCCCTGGAAATCCGCAGTAATAAGAACCTGGCGATTCATAGACAGGTTTAGACCAATGACAGAATCAGGGTTACCACGTGTGTACTTTCCGTCTGCATTCTTCAGCTCTAGTCCTAGCTCGCCTGATCGAATTGTGTCCAAGTCGCGAGCTGAGTCACGTCCGTATTCGATTGTGGGGATAGTACGGGTAGCGGCAACATCGCATGTCACATCATCGTAAGGCGAACGCCCCTCAAACCAGCCAACGTATGAAACGTTGTTGTTGCCACGAACGTGGATTCGCCAGTCACCACCAATGGCAGGATCATAAGGAATCTCTAGCTCTACCCACTCGCCTACAACAGACGAGCTAACGTCGTCATAGTAGTTGTCGTTAGGGTCCCATACTTCAATGAACATATTACCTGCACCAGACTCTTTGTACAGCCAAATAGTGTATGTAATATCAACACCAGGAATCACACGCATACTATGAGCAATTCCGTCTGCTCCAGTAATGCGCAGTGATTCACCATTACGGTATGTGATGTTAGTGTCCAAGGTTACGGTTGCGCCAGCATACACATACCAGTTAGCAAGACCAGCGTTAAGAGCGCCATGCCCAAACCAGTCGATAAATGTCTTATACTCTGGTGCTTTGTTGGACATGGCAACTCCTTACCGCTTAGGGATAATACGCGGGATACGTCCCGAGTTCTGTGCATCCTTAATCGCTTCAATGACCATATCCTGTGCCTGTCTCTTGGAAGCCACAGGACCATTAAAGATGAAATTAACAGGAGGTAGCGCAGGGCTGATTCCTGAGATGTTACGAGCACGCACAGAAGCGAGGCTTACTCTGCCGCCGTCAGCACGCGTAGGAGCCTGCATGTTATTGATAGCGTTCATAAAGCCTACTCCGTAGTGGTCCACAGCAGCAGCCTTAATCATGTACTCACCATCAGATGCGGCAACCGGTACGCTGTCAGACGTGCTAGTACCAGGCCCACGGATGAGACCACCAGTAGCATACGGAACAGCAATACCGCCTCTAGGCATGTATCCTTCATAATCGAACGAAATAGTAACAAATCTGTCAATATTGTTGATAAGGTTATTCAAGTTGTTGATACGGTTCCAAGCTTCCCAGTAACCGTCAACTCGAATAGTGGCAGGATAATCATCCGAGAATTCTAGACCCGCAGCGCGAGCGTCACGGAATCCAGACTCAATAGAACTGGTACTCATTCCTGAACTTGCAGCCACCTGAGCAAGAGCCTCAGCGTAACTGTAGCCCTGTAGCATAAGGTCATCAATCTGACCCTTAGCAGAGAATACCCAGTCCTCAATGTATGCTGACATTCCTTCAGTCTCGATACCAACAATGTCGGCAACCTGAGATACTGTTAGCCCGTAATCATCGGCAATAGTTTTCAGCGCGTCAGCAGTGCTGTAGCCCTTATCAGTCCATGACTGGTAATCGCTAATGATTCCGTTAACTGCTGCACCTGTGTCGTCTGTAATACGAGTCAGAGCGGCAATAGTTCCGTTCTCTAGATCGTAGTTAGACTGTAGCCAGTTGTTTGCAGCGTCTACGGCTGTTTCAGCAGTGCTGTTGATAGCGCCTTCAGTAATTCCGTACTGCTCCTGAAGTGCTGCAAGAATCTCTTCGCCACCTTCAAGTGTTTCAAGGTGAGCTGCAAGAGCTGGGTCAACCCCTTCAGTAATCGACTGAGCGCCTTCTGACGCAGCACCAGTCCAAGCAAGATAAGCTTCAGCAGCGTCTAGGGCTGCCGCTGCGATATCTTCCTGAGTGGATGATGAATCAGCAGATACCTCATTGAAGTTAGCAACCGCTTCATTCAAATCCTGCTGCGCCTTGATAGCAGCGAACGCCGGATCAGACTGCGCACGCATCTCAGCAGCGTAAGTCTGTAGCGCAGCCACAGTCCCGCCCACAGCCTCAGCTAGGTCATTCTGAGTCTGACGCTGTGTGTCTAGCGCACTCTGGTACGCCCCAAGCTCAGGCATCAACTGATTGATTTCGTCACGAGTCAAACCGTACTGGTTGTGAAGAATATCCATAACCTCAGCAGCAGTTGTCCCTGATGTAACCGCAGCCGCAAGAGCCTGATCTAGAGAATCAATCTGTCCCTCAATAACCGCAAGGTCTCCAGTAAGCGTGTCTCGCTCACCAATAGGCGTGTCCAGCCACTCCCAGAAATTGTTATCATCAATTTCAGCGATACGGTTAGTAGTGCGGTCAAGCTCATCAAGCAGGAATCGCATGTCGTTAGCCGCTGAAGTGGTTGCCTCCCCTGTACCTTCTAGCACAAGGCTCAGGTTAGATAGCGCGCGGCCTCCAGCCTCGTTTGCAGCATCGGCAACAGACTCAACCTGGCTGTTCAACGCATCGAATGCCACAACGGCTGTAGCCACAGCAGCTACGATAGTGGCAATGAGCAGAATAGGGTTAGTAGACAAGGCAAGCGTAATCGCTGCAACAGCGTCTCGCACCTTAAGTAGCCCAAGCGCAAGCGTTAGTGACAGCCCACTCGCGTTAGCAGACGCAATACCATAAATAGTTAGTCCACCAGCAGCAGCAATAGCAGCCGGTACAATAAATTCAAGGTTGTTCGCAACTAGCGAGATAAGCGGAGCGGCAGTTTCAAGTGCAACGTTCAACACGTTAGCCGTGGTAACCGCAAGATCAGTAACCACGGGCACAAGTGGTGCCGCTGAACGCCCGATATCTGTAAACGCTGTACGTAGCTCAGGCGAGGTAGCTGCGAGCACAGCAATACCTGTAGCTAGCGGTGAAACAGCGTCTACAAAATTACCAATAACCGGGATTCCGCCCGCAAGGTCAGCAGCAAACTTTACACCTAGCGCTGCTGATGTAGCTGACGCAAGTGGAGCTAGATGACCGAACGTCTCGATAAACTTTTCAAGGTTCTCAGTAGTAATATCGTCGCCAAGTGAACGAATATTCTGAGCAATCTTGCGGATAGTAGGTTCTAGGTCTTCAGACATATCCTGAACAATGGGCTTGATAGCCTTTTCAACTCTGTTCAGAACGTCGGCAACCGCGTTACCAATCTCAATGAAAGCGCCGCCACCGGCAGGATCAATAAGTGGCTCTGCAAGGATTTCACCAATACGTCTACGCACACCGCGTAGTCTGTCCATAACACCAGCGAATGTCTGACGAACGCTAGCAGACACACCACCAAATGCCTCATCAGCACCGGTAATGAATCCATCGTAGAAGTCTTCAACGGCTAGCGTACCCGCCGAAATCTGTGCTGTGATAGCAGCAGAAGTCTGGCCGAATGCAGCGCCCACCAGCTGTGCAGCAGCCACACCCTGTGTACCTAGAACGTTAAGGTCACCCTTGGTTACTTCAGCAGAGGATGACATACGCGCCATAACTTCGATGATACGCAAGATTTCCTCTTCAGTACCACCACCAGCTAGAGCCGTATTCTGGATAGCTGATAGAAGTGGAACAACCTTTTCAGCCTCTACACCAAACGCCAACATCTGCTGCTGAGCCTTAATCCAGAGGCTCATAGAGATAGGCGACTCTGAACCGAATGCACGTAGTTCAGCCATCTGCTCAGTCGCTTCCTGAGCGCTTCCTAGCACAATCTCCAACGCTGATCCAGCGCGCTGCTGAAGTTCGTTAGATGCTAGACCAGCTTCGATGGCTGATGCCGCATACGCGGCTACCGCGCCAGCAGCTACCGCCATGGCTGCACCAGCAGTCTTAGCGGTAGCGCTAGCAACATCCGACACTCTCTGAAGCGCAGAAGCAGCCTGATCGGTACCTCTAGAGTTGTAAGTCGAGTAGATAGAAAAGCCTAGTGATGTATCTACCATGGTTATCTACCTACTCTCTGTGATACGAGCTGACAAATCTTTCAACGTCGCGAGCCTGCTTCTCTTCGGGAGACTCCTTAGTCTCCTGTGGTGGCTCATAGAATGGCCTATCAACAGAGCGGAACTCAGGCACAGACTTAACTCCGTTACCGGAGGCTGTCATTCTTACTAGTACCTGTAGATATTCCTGGATTTGCATAAGCATTTCCAAGATATAACGTTCACTCAATGGCCCTTCGAATCTCTCAAACTCTTTCCACTCCTCTAGCTCTCTAGCCGTTGTTGTGGCTAGCAACTCTGGAACGGTGCGACCCAATTTGAGGGCTAGTCGGTGGTAGAATCCTCTGTCGCTTCCGAGAAATTTTCTTTCATTTCCTCACGAGCTTCAGGAGTCATGCCGTTAAGCTCAGCGGCTTCCTGGAATAGGCGGCCTAGAACCTTACCTGACTTCTTACCTAGCTTGCGCTCGATAGCGTCGTCAGAGAACAGGCGCTTACCAGACTCGTTAACGAGACACAGCCCGACAAGTCTTGCGCGTACGCCAGATAGGTCACCAGCGTTGTTGCGTGAGAACGTGCTAAACGCGTCAGCGTCGTCTCCAGTCATTTCCATGAGACGAACCTTACCGCCCCATTCAGGAACTTCAACGTCAACATACGCACGGTCTTCAGAACCTAGGATTTCTTCTACACTTGCAAATTCACTCATAATAACCCCTTATTTAGCTGACTGCGCCAAGTCCTTTGCAGTCATATTCAGTACTCTTACAATTTGCTGTCTAATAAACGGCTGCGCCTGTTCGGCTGGTCCCATAAACCATGACGGACCACTCATAGAATGGTGGTACCAATTGTGCTTATCTCCGAATAGAGGGGCGCGCCAACCACTGAACTGAGTATCTAGACCTCTCGGAGCAAATCCGAGACGGTTGTCAGGCACAGTAGTAACAATTCTCAGCCTTGCTTGTGGACCTACACCGCCTCGCAAACGGACACCAGCTGATACCTTACGGCGCAATCCGGTAGTTCCTGATACATGCGAAACGGGCAGGCCCGCAAGCGTAGCCTTCTGCTTCTGCATTACGCGGGTTGCCTGGCGTCGGATGAGGTTGCTTAGCTTGGCAGGCAGCGTCTTATCTGTGGCGCGCAAACGTGACACCACTCGATTGATGTTGCCCTGTGTAAGCTGAACGTTTACTCCAACAACCATGGCTACTCCTTACGATGCAGGGTCAATGTCCATTGCCATATGTCCGATAACAGGGAAGGTAACGCTAGACTCAGCTAGCGCGCCAACCTCACCAGCAAGCGGAGTGTATTCCATTAGGCGGACAGTTCCAGTAAACTCTGGGTTAGTAGCACTAACTGGTAGTGCCTTAACGGGACGGACAGTTACAACGAAAGTTTCGCCAGTGTCCCATAGAGGGAACAGAGTGTCATTAACCTCACCAACAGCGAATGATGAATGGAAGTTAATAGTAAATGACGACTGCTCTAGACCCTGCTGAATATCCTGGCCGCAAAAGTCGTTAGCTTCAACTTCAGCCTTAGACAGGTTTACTTCAACACTGTCCGCAAAGCAGGATAGGTCAACGGCATCAACTTCAATATATGCGTCCGTTAGAACAACCTTTGGCATATGCCTTTTCCTTTCTGAATTAACAAGTCATAATCTCAACACGTACAAGAGCGCCAATGTGTTCCACATTAGCCGAACTCCACTCGCCTCCATAATTGTCAGCACGAAGGCAAGTAACAGAACCAATATTCCCGCCAAGTGAAGGATTACCATGAAGAATCCAAGGAATAGACTTTTCCACTTCAGGGTCAACCAATTCGTCTAGCGTAATCTGGTTAGACGTTAGCTCAGTCTTAGGAGCCAAACAGATAAGATCGTAATAGTAACGAGCCGAACCACGGCCGAATGCGCCGTTAAACGTAATCGATGGTTCGTTAGCCACGTTGATAACTACGGCCGGTACAATCGTTACACTCTCTACATACTCGTATACAGTAAGCGTGTCTGACCATACATTTTGAATGGCTGCCTTCATAGCTGAGCGATGAAACGCCATTGTCATAGAATCACGTCCCGTCTGGTATAGAATTCCAGTTTCTTTAGAATCGGAGTACGCTCGCGCATAATCACAACTCCAATTTGATCAGAACCCTTGTACCCTAGTGGGGTGTCCTTAGACATGAAGGTTTCGGCTGCTAGCATCTTCGTAGCCTCGCGCACAACGGGTGGAACATTTTCCCAGCCCCAACGCGCGGTAACTTCAACCTCGCAGCCATCCCAGAAAGCCCAATGCTCTAGACGTGTAATAGGATGACCAGGCGCGCCATCAACAATTCCGTTGCGCGGTAGCTCCTTGAATCCAGTATATCCGTCGAGTTCAATTGTTCCTGAGATTGCGTCATCAATAGTTAGAAGGCCGTAGCCGTCTACATCGAATGTTCGCGTAGATGCTTCAACTTCGTTACCGAAATAACGTCTGGTTCTCTTATCTACCTCACGAGACGCACTCTCGATAGCCTCGTTTAGCAATTCATCGAATTGTGTAACAGTGGGCTGAATGCCAAGATAAGTGCGCATAGTGGCGGCATCCGTGTAGTTAATAAGTACCACAATTAGCCTCCCTGTTGAGTTATGGAATGGGAGTGAACCGTAATCCACTCCCAACCACTTATGACTTAGGAACCAGCGCCAGCTAGTGCGCGGAAAGCGTTAGGCACAATGTATCCGCCACCGTTCCACCAGTAAGCTACTAGCGCTTCCTGTCCGTTCGGACGGTTAACAACACCCGCACCTGATCCGGTAACAGTTACCACGTCAACGCGCTTCATAACCATTCCGATACGGTCAACGATCAGGTAGTTACGGAAGTCTCCGTAGATTAGGTAAGGGTTAGAACCATCAGGTCCGTCAAGAGTTGACAGCTCATGCATGTCCTTACCGTTAACCTGAGCTGGGTTAGCTCCCTGACGAGTGGTCCACAGGTCACCACCAACGTTTTCGTCAATTAGACGGATAGCGTTGAATGTGGTGTTGTTTCCAACCCAACGGGCGTTAGGACGGTAACGGTTAGGCAGATCATTGTCTAGCTCAAAGATTGCATCCCAAGAAGGAGCAGCTTCAGTAACCGCAGATGGCAGAAGTACAGCAAGCTGGTTAAGACCTTCAACACCAGTCATACCGTCACCGGTTCCGGTTACGAAAGTCTCTGCCTCTTCAACGTCCTTTGCTTCCATAAGAGCGCGGGTAAGCTGAGAATCCAGAGTGCTGTATGCTGCATCAATTTCGATTGAGCGAGGTAGGAAGGCAGACACACGGCCCGGACGGAACTCGCTACGGCTTAGCGTAGGAGAACCATCAGTCACCGGCACAGCTTCGCCAGGGAACGGAGTATCACGAGTTACTGTAACCTGGTCGCCTAGAGTAAGCTGAATAGTCTTACCAGTAATACGCTCAACACGGGCTAGTGAACGAAGCGGGTTAATCGCAGTGTCAGCAGTCCAGATGATGGTAGGGTCAAGCTCGAACGGCACACCGTAACCACCAGCAGGATCAGACCCGAGAGCCATAGCGCGCTGTTCCTCTGGGCTCATGTACTGCTTTCCTACCCACTTAGTGTAGGCAGAACGGTAGTCATCACCAGAAGTGTGAGCAACACGGCGACCGAAGTCGTCATCACGTGCAGCCATGTCAACGATCTGAGCCTTAGCGCGCTGCTCGTTTCCAGAGCCGCTGAAATCAGCTTCATCAACAACACGGCGTGCGTTCTGTGCTACAAGTGATCGGTAGTGCTCGCCGTTGTACGCATCCTTACGTAGCTCGTCAACGTCATGCACAGCCTTAGTGTTAGTGTGAACCGCTGGTGCCTGTCCATGGCGCTCAACGTTGCCTGCCTTAGCGCTGTCGGCAACCTTCTTACGGCGCTCTTCGAACTTGTCAATAACAACCTGGTGCGAACGCTCTTCCTCTTCAAGAGCAGAGAACTTAGTCTCATCCTCTTCGGAAAGGTTGTCAATTTCAAAGGTTTCCTTTTCAGCGCGAATCTCTTCTAGTCGCGCGCGGCGTTCCTCAATACGCATAGGGGAACTCACTTTCTTAATTGGATTATCATTACTTGTGTTGCGCGTCTCTTCTGATTCGGCGGGAACCTCAACCTTGTCTGACTCTGTGTCATTGACAGGTGTTTCCGCTTTACTGTCCTCTTCGTTAGAGATTTGCTCGCTCGCCTGCTTGGACGAACGAATTTCTTCCGCCAAGTCCTTATTAAACTTGTCGGTAATGCTTCTGACTCCTACATCTGTGGCGTCATTAGCAGGCCATAGGGTCACGGTAACCTCACGCACATCAACCTCGGTAATGGTGCGCTCAGGCAACCCATGCGGGTTAGTAGCTGAGATACCGGGCTCTTCCACCCACGAATCAGCCATAACACGGAATCCGAAACTCATCCCCATGACACCCGAACGGATAGCGGGTAGCAGCTCGGTAACGTATTCCGCGTCAAATAGCTCGGCTTCGATGTATGCGCCCTTAATATCCTCTCTAAGGACCGTAGGCTTACCTAGTGGTCTGTCGCCTACACGCATGTCATAGCCGTGTTCGTAAAGTAGTCTAATCTTTGAACCACGCTCACGGAATGTCTTCTCAAATGCTCCGGGAGCAATCGTTTCGACAAAGTCACCTTCAACCCATGAACTAATTTCATAGGAGTTCTCAAAGACACTGAAATGACCGGTTAGCGTACGCCCATTGTCAGTATCATTGATCTGTGCATCCGAAGTAGCGCGATATACGATTAGATCATTATCTGTCTTCATATATGCTCCTACTGATTAGCTGATGAGCCTTCATCGGGCCCACTCGGGTCGTCAACAACGTTAGAGTCAGTATTCTTAGCGACGGAACCTGAATCCTCATTGCCGTTCTCACCAGGCTTGTAAAGCTGAACTGAAACGAACCCGGAAGGTACAAGAATGGCAGGATTGCCAGTGACAATGAAGTCTCGCGCACTCTCAGCAGTCCAGCCAGAGTTAACCAGGTTGTTCAGCGTTGTAGCTGTCTGTGCCTGAATCTCAGTGCGTTCCTTCTTGTCATCGTTCAGAATCGACACGTTCGCATCCGAGTACCATAGGATAATTCCGGTACCGTTTCGGTCGCGTGGCTTATCCACAAGATGTTCAATAGCGCCACAGAATGAACCCCACAGATAACGCATGGTTGAGTTAACGAATCCACGGTTAGCCGTTTCGAAGTTACCGGCGTTCAGAGACGCACCCTGCATACCTTCAGACAGACCAACAACAGTCGCGTGTGTACCAGCGGCAATAGCGATATGAGTTTCAGCCATACCAACGATGGACTTCATGTCCAGCTTAGAGAAGTCAGTTTCTAGAACCTTGACATCAATACCGCCACCGATGTACACAGTACGGCCAGAGTTCATCATTCCGCCATACTTGGCGTCGAACTTATCTGCGTATGCCTTAGCCTCGTCTGAGCCCATTCCAGGTGGGAATACGATCATAGTAGACAGGATCGCACCGCGCTTGAAAAAGCTAACCTTGTGTCGGTTAGTTTCCTTCTCTACGAGTACGTCGTTAATGGCTGGCGTTAGCCACGTCATGCCTCTGTACATAGCTTCCGGATCAGGGAATGGTGCCCAGTGGCATACCTGTTCAGGAAGGTAGATTTCAGGCTCAGCGTTATCACCAACGAATGCGCCACCAGGATAGTAGGCGTAACCGATGACGTTAGAACGTACCGCCCATCTCGGATCAGCGTCTAGAACGATGTCAACCCAGTCAGGACGCAAGCGGCGTAGCATAGGCTTGCCATCAGGTCCAATCTCGCGAACAGCAAAGAAGTTACCACAGATATCAACGTCCTGTAGTGCTCTCACAAGAAGGTCGCGAGTCTTACCGTAAGGCCATGGATTCTCAAGAAGCGACAAGCTACGGCTACCGAATAGCGAATAGCTGATGTCCGCTGCATCCATAGGACGCCACTTGAACTCAATCTCACTGAATGGTCGAGTGCGGGCCCAAGCAGTTGCAAACACAACAGCCGAACCCTTATAGAACTGATTCGCGAATAGATCAAAGTCAACGGGTGGACCTTCACTGTATGGTGAACGTCCTGTAACTCCGAATCCGCCACCAAATACCCCGCCACCAGCGAACATGAATGGGTCTGGAAAGGAACGGCTTTCAAGCTTTGGGAATAGCTTGCGAAGAATACTCACGTGCGACCTCCTTTACAGAACAAACACGTCTTTAGTAGGGTTGTCTCGTGACTGAGTACGCAATCCCCACACGGCCAATGTCGCGGACTCCAAAGCGACAATTTGAATTGATTCGTTAGCCTGAACCCAAGCCCATAGTCCGCTTAGCTTGCGTTTGTCTACGTTAGCCACAGCGTTAGTAAGTTCAGCCTGCCCAGAATGGAACAGCCATGGTTCCTGATCCTTCTTGCCTTTAATGCCTTCAGTGACCTTAGCGCAAGCCTGAGCGTATTCAATAGACTTCGGAGATACCACGTTGATACCGTAATCGTCTACCAGCTCGGGAATAAGTTCACCAGCCTGACTATGGTCATCAATAACCACAGCATATGGCTTCCAGCGTGCACACAGCTCAACGATTCTCGGCACAATCCACTGAGTACCTGGTCTGAAGTCAACATATTCAGCTTCAGTAACCTGAACCTTAATCTTATCTCTACTGTGGTCCATATAACCCGCCACAGTGATACAAGAGAATTCGTTATCAATGGATGTGGCAACCGCGAATACGACAGTTCCAACAGGCCGTTCACCTGACTTGTCATACTGACGTTCCCACGATTCCTTATCGATAACGCTGAATTCGTTGTTCTCTACAGGCCAGTCACCAACGGATAGACGCTCAATAGCAAACTCATCGTAAGACAGCTTTCGTCTGTCCTTTTCAACCGCCTCGTGAGAGATGCGGATTCCGTACGCAGGATTAGTCTTAGCGTAAGTCTCCGGGGCAAACGGCTTATCATGTTCCTCACAATCACTGTCGCAACGTTCGTTGCACAGCTCAGCGGACCACTCTAGCCAAGTAATAAGACCTGGATCATCACTCATAGCTCGTAGCCGGTCAGCTCCGAACGCTTCTGAGTCCTTAGTACCAGCAGACCCCATCATAATGGCCTGAGCGTTAGGGCGCGCTGAGAGCGTGGGATACACGTCTCCGATGAACCCGGAATCCAGGTCCATAGCCTCGTCAAGGATCAGGCAGTCAGCAGTAAAACCACGTCCGGCATTCTTAACGCGAGTACGGAACTGGGCCGTGCTAACATCGCGCTTAGTGACAGGGTCGAATACTGTGATTGACTCCTGTCCATTAGTCTGCCGTCCGACAATGATTTCACCACTGCTCTTGCGAACGTGACGAGTGATCTTCAGTAGCTCGGGAGAATCAGCGATGATGTTCTGTACACGCTTGAAAATCTGTGCTGCTGTATCGCTACGGTGCGCAGAGTACAGAATCAACGGCTCTTTGAGCACGTACAGTCCAATAATGATTCTTGCGGCAGCTAGTTCAGACTTTCCATTCTGACGACTGATAACCAAGCCAACGTCAGGAGCAGACCACTTGCCATTAGCGCGAACGCCTAGCGTGTCCCTGAGAATACCGTCTTGCCACTGGTCTAGCTCCATTGGCGTAAACGCTCGGAGGAAGCGGCTAGCAGCCGGACCATAGGTCTTAACGAAAGGCGCTACTACTCGGATAGGAGCTTCCTGAAGCCCAATGATTCCACCAGGCGTTTCTACACCATAAGGTGATTCCATGAGTTTCATACTTACTCCTAATTCCAAGCGTCCTGAGCCTTCCATTCTGATGTCATGAAAGCAGCAATCTTATCGTCTGTAACGGTGGTACCTGATTCGAGTTCAGCCACCAGACCAATAACACGTTCCAACTGCCGTGCGATGCTTGCGGTATCACGCGGAGCACAGCGATCTAGACGTTCAGCTAGAATACGTCGCATCGTTAGCAGCATCTCTAGCGGGCGGCCAGTCTTTTCAGCTGTGGACATACGATCTTCTAGAGTCGTCTCGTCCGGTTCTCCGTAATCCTCAAACATCGCTACTCCTTACGCTGGA